ACCTAGCAAGGCTTTTGCAGAAAAAAGGGTATGAGGTTTTCGGCGGTTATCGTCGTGGAGCCAGCCCAAGAACAGACAGGCTTGAGCGTTTGGGTGTCAGTTGTGAAATGGTGCCTATCGAGCTTGGTGAATACGAAAATATAAAACGCACCATTGACAGGGTCAGGCCCACCGAGATCTACAATTTAGCTGCACAATCGTTTGTCGGTGATTCATTTGAACTTCCGCTGTACACCGTTGATGTAAATGGTGTTGGCGTACTGCGCCTGCTGGAGGCAATCCGTGGCAAAAATATACGACTTTACCAAGCATCTACAAGCGAAATGTTCGGCAACGCGCCAGCAAGACAAAATGAACGAAGCCGTTTTCAGCCTCGATCACCCTACGGTGCAGGCAAGCTTTTGGCGCATTCTTTATGCGTTAACTATCGAGACTCCTACAAAACCAAAGTCAGCTGCGGAATCCTGTTCAATCACGAAAGTCCACTTCGGGGACAAGAGTTCGTCACCCAAAAAATCGCCAAAGGAGTCTGGAACAACAAAATAACTCTTGGGAACCTGGAGGCAAGGAGGGATTGGGGGCATGCAGCGGATTATGTCAGGGCGATGTGGTTAATGCTGCAGCATGATCCGGATGACTTTGTGATCGCGACTGGTAAGAGCCACACCGTGAAAGAATTTCTAAACCTTGCGTGTGAGACCGCCAAGCGTTATCCGGAAATAGCTTCAAGTCTGGATCATTATCGTCCAGCGGAAGTTCACCACTTGTGCGGTGATGCAACGAAGGCACATGAAGTATTGAAATGGGAACCAAGGATCGGGTTCAAACAACTCGTTAGCGAGATGGTCAGGGAGGCCAAAACATGCACAAAATCTTTATCGGATATGACCGCAAGGAAATCGCGGCCTATCATGTCTGCGCACACAGCATAATTAAACACGCCACCGCTCCGGTGAGCATTTGCCCCGTCAACATCAGGCATATAGAAAATTTCCACAATACCGATTACAAGGCATCTACTGAATTTGCCTTTACTCGTTTTCTGGTTCCGTATTTATCAGATTACGAAGGGTATTCGGTCTTCATGGATTGCGACATCCTTGTTCGTAGCGATATAAACCGCCTGTTTGAATGTATTGACGGTATCTCCGATGTTCAGGTTGTAAAGCATCGATACGTTCCAAAAGAAGGCAATAAGTTCCTTGGGGCGGAGCAAACCAAATACAGTAAAAAGAATTGGTCAAGCGTCATGCTGTTTAATAACGCTGCCTGCAAAACCCTTTCAAAGCACTATGTTAATCGCAGTGGTGGTTTGAACCTGCACCAGTTCGATTGGGCAAAAAAGGTAGGTGAGTTACCGAAAGCATGGAACTACCTCGTTGGTGAGGGTGTCGATGATTCGGTCTACGGAAATCCTAATCTTGTGCATTTCACTTTGGGTGGCCCGTATTTTGAAGATTATAAAAATTGTGCTTTCGCAGATGAATGGTGGCAATGCTGGAGGGAAGCAAATTCGGTTTTAGATAGGAAAGTTTTGGGAGGCGGAAATGTTTAACAGCGTAGAAGAGGCGATTAAATTCGGGGAAAAGAAGCAGGCAGATGGTGGACGGCCTGAATTTTTCCTGCAGGCGGTTGATTACAAGGACGCAAACGGCAATGTATTAAGTCGTGATGAGATTTATGTACGCATATTTAATATCGGTGATCCGAAAAGTATTATCGAGCGCCCCAAGCGTCCTGAAGATGAGAAAAGATGGCCTGCTTACTGGCAGGCTTATCAGGAAAACTCAGAGGTGCCGGAACAGGGAACACCAACCAAATCATTTCCGTTATTGACACCGGCTGACATCCAGAATCTCGGCAGGCGAAAAATAAAAACAGTCGAAGAGATTATTAATCTTCCGGATAACGAACTTAAAAATATTTTCGGTGGCAAGGGATTTGCTACCAAGAGAGCCGCTGAAAAGTTTCTGGATTATCGGCAGGGCGATACCGCTGCCTTGTTGCAACGAATAGAAGAATTGGAGAGTAAGCTTGGCAACGATACTAAGCATATGTCAGGGAGTGATGGAGGAAACAGGGTTTCCGAGTCCGTCAACTCTGGTGGGAAACAACGGGCAAGACGCAAGAACAATCCTAAGGCTCGCAAAAACGTCAGCAAAAAGGCTGGCTGAAGAATATCCGTGGAGTGTCCTTACCAAGGAGCATGAATTTCCGCTGGTTAAGGATAAGGCTTCGTATGATCTGCCGGACGATTTCGGGCGCTTTATAAACGGCACCATGTGGGATCGGGTGGAATCGCGTCCAATCGAGCGTGTCGCGCCACATATCTGGCAGGAATTTAAAAGCGGGTTAGTCAAAACCGCTGTATATCGACGCTGGCGTGTGAAAGGTGTGGAAGGCACTAAAGAGCTTTTCATAGACAGCACCCCAAGTACGACACAATGCGAATATGAATGCCGTGATGGAACCAAAGTGCGTCTGGGCGTTGCGTTTGAATATATATCAAATGAGTGGGCGGCAAGTACGACGGGCAATCCAAAGACAAACTTTACGGCTGATACGGATACTTTTTCGCTGGATGACTCGCTGTTGGAATTAAATATTAAATGGCGTTGGCTGAACGCACTAAACCAGACTTATGTTGAAGAAAAAAATGAATTTGATCGTTACCTGTCGATTGCAAAAGCGCAGGATGGTGGTGCCGGTGTATTAAGGGCGGATCATGGGCAGGCTTTCCGTTATCCGAATATTCCGGAGAGCGGCATTGGTCTCTAGGGCGGCTCTGGCAAGAGAGCGATATCGTAGTTCGTATAGGGGTTCAACGCCTGCTCCTATCGGCGGCTGGAATACCCGCGATGACCTTGCAAACATGCCTCGCGCTGATGCAGCGGTGTTTGACAACTGGTTACCGGACACAAACGCGGTGCGCCTGCGAAAGGGGTATCAGCAGTTCTGTACTGGCGTGGGTAGCGGAAATGTAGAAACCCTCCAGTCACATGTCACAACCTCAGGAACAGACAAGCTTCTGGCCTGTGGTGGTGGACGCATATATGACATTACCAGTGGTAGTGCAACATCGCTTGCTACCGGCTTTGCCAGTAATCGGTGGGACACAGTCGATTTCAATCGAGGGGTGGTGTTCTGTAATGGCGCAGACCAACCGCAGATTTACGATGGTAGTACAGTTTCCGCCGCTTCATTTGTTGGCGGTGATATCTCACATGATCGTTTTTTCTCTGTGCATGTATTCAAAAACAGGGTCTATTACGCAGCCAAAGATGAACTGGCCTTCTGGTATACCGAGCTTTTTGCTTCTACCGGAACTGTCACAAAATTTCCTTTAACAGGAATTGCCGAAAGGGGTGGTAGCGTTGTTTCAATCAATTCATGGACAGTTGATGGCGGCAGCGGACCAGATGACTTTCTGGCTGTCTTCACCTCAGAAGGTGAGGTGCTGGTGTATCAGGGAAGTGATCCTGGTGATGACTTTGCCATTGTTGGAAGATTTTATGTCGGACCTATCGTGGATAATCGGGCTATCGCCCCGATCTACGGCAAGCTTTTTGTGGTTACTAACCGAGATTACATATACGCACCTGACCAGTTTATAACACAGGGTGGCGGCAGGGACTCAAAGCTAAGTGGTGCTGCAAGGGATGCACTTGCGTTGTATTCGGGTTTCGCTGGGTGGCAGGCTCATTACTCTCCTAATGAAGGGTTAATGATTGTTAATGTGCCAACGGGCGAAAGCACTTCGGTGCAGCATGTTACGAATGTCAGGACCGGAGCAGCTACCCGTTTCACCAACCTGAATGCAATGGTGTTTGGTGAATTCAACAACAAACTGTATTTCGGTGGCACGGGTGGAAAGGTTTATCGCTACAGCGGAACGACAGATGACGGTAGTGCAATTACAGCAATTGCGAAAACCGCACCAACGATTTTAAGAAGCAATTCCGAAAAGCGGGTGTCAGCGTATCGCCCACGTTTAATCAGCGTCGGCAATGTGACCGCTGTGAGTGGGCTTGCATATGACTTCCATCCTGTTGCATTCAAGCAATCAATTAGCTTGAGCGCAACTTCAGGAACGGTGCTGCCAGCTGACTGGCCTTTTGATTGGGCATCGGAAGACACAACAAGAGAAGAATGGATGAGGGGCGCAGGACGAGGCACTTTTGTGCAATTGTTTTTACAGGTCAGTTCAACTGTTGATGTTGACTGGTTAGGCACCGATTTCATATCAGAACCAGGAGGCATTCTGAGGTGATTGTGGTTCCCGCCAATGCGGCGGAAAACGTGATTTTTGCCAGTTGGGCTTGTGACGTTTTGGACGAAAAACTAGAGACATTCGGCTTTGACAGATTCGGAGACCCGCTGTTTAACACAGTTGGATTTACAGTCAGGGACGATAAATTGGCATGCGTAGTTGTTGCTTACAATTATGCAAAACCGAATGTCGTTATGGCGTTTGCTGCAACGAATCCTCGTTGGGCAACAAAAGGAAATATTAAGGCTCTAGGGCAGTGGGCATTCCGTGATTTGGGGTGCCAGCGCATTACAGCCTTTGTCAAAAAAAGTAATAAAAGGGCTAGGAAATTCGATGAGGGGGTTGGATTCAGGCATGAGGGGAAATTACGCAAAGCCACAGAGAGCGAGGATGTCATCGTTTATGGGCTTTTAAAAGAAGAACATGAGACTTGGTTAAGGAAAGCATATGGGAAGTAAGGGTGACACCGTCGTGGAAGCCGTCGATCCGTTAGAGGTTGCGCAAACGGATGTTCGGTTTAACCGCATCGATCAACACACACCGCTTGGGTCATTAACCTATAGCGGGCCAGAAAGAAATGTTGCAACGATGGACCTGAGTCCAGAGCAGCAGGCGATTCTGGATGCCCAGCAGGAATCTGATCTTGGGCTGTTAAATATGGCCCTTGGCAGGCAGGCAGATTTTCAGGCGGGATTGCCTAATCTCGTCGCGGATTTAGAGACTGACCCCTCGGATTATGAGATGCGAATCGATCCATCTCAATTTGAGGGTATGGATCGTGATTATTACGAAGATGCTGTTTTTGACAGGGGGTCAAGGTTACTAAATACCCAGTTCGATAGGGAAGAGGATCGGCTAAGGCAGTCGCTGGCGAACAGGGGGTTGACCGGCACCACAGATGAATTAGGGGAGGCAGCAAACACAGAGCTTGGGCTGTTCGGTCAGGGCAAAAATGAAGCTTTTCAAGCCTTAGCTCAGGATGCCGTCCAAAGGGCGGGGGGCGAAATGAGGGCGGACCTTGCAAGCCAATTGGGTTTACAGCAAGGGGTAATCGGTGCTGAACAGGGAGCAATGCAGGCCGCTATGGCGGGTGAACTGCAGCAGGCAAATGTCGCAGAAGCCAACAGGGCGCGTCAGTTCAATGAGATGGCGGCGTTACTTGGAATGCAGCAAACCTCAGCACCAAATTTGTCAAACTTTTATACCCCATCACAAGCAGATGTTAGCGGTGCCTACGCACTCGAAAACCAAGCCAATATGCAGAACGCACAAATGGCAGCTAATGCCCAGCAGGGCATTATGTCGGGCTTGTTTGGGTTAGGCTCCAGTGCAATATTAGGCTCCATGTTGAGTTAAAGGAAATATTATGCCATTAGGAAATCCACAGGGTTATCAAGACCCGCTACAAGTTGCGCTCAGCAACAATACGCTCCATCCATCCCAAATGGGCGTTGCTCCGTTGAATCAGCAGTTTTTGCCTTCACCTGTTGCAAAGGATCGTTTCTCACCACCTCGTACAGGACCGGCGAGTAAGTATCCTCCTAGGCAGCCTATAGCAGGCGCTAAAGGTGGCCCAATGCGACAGCCTCGCAACATAGGGCATCCATCTAAGGGTGGTCCGATGCAACAGCCGCCTAATATGAGGGGGCCTAGTGCCACGCCGCCACCAGGGTATCTGCGGCAAATGTCCGCGAAGGGTAGCCCGATGCGACAGCCTGCAAATATGGGTGCATCCACAACGGGCGCTGTTAGCAGTCCGCCTGTTTATCGAGGAGGTCTTCGATAATGGAAATGTCTGCACCCAGGCGTTCTGCATTATTACAAATGTTATTAAAACAACAGCAAGCACCCCGCCAAATTGTCCATCCAGCCCAGTTGGCAGCTGAACTAGGCTCCCAGTTTATTCGCGGCAAGGCAATGTCAGGGTTGCGTGAGCAAGAGGCAGCTGCTGGCAGGCGCGAAGACGCTTTAGAAGCCGCTGTTCTTTCTCAGGCATTGGGTGGGCCTAGACAGGACTTTCAGGGCAGGCCGATTACAGATGCCTCTGGAGCGATGCAGACAGGTAGTCCGGAGGAGATGTACGCTAATTTAGCAAAATTGCCACCAACTAGTCCTATCGGTAGAGCGGTTTTAACGAAATTAATGACTGGTGAAAAACAACCAGAGTACGGCACCACGACAATAAAATCGCTTAATAAGGACACTGGCGTAAATGAGGATCAAACTTGGATAACTGAGGACGGCATCCCTGTTAGGCTTTTCGACTCGGGCGATACATGGGACCCTAGAAGGGATAAAAAAGACGGTACTGGAGGCGGAGGTGCGATAAGTAATTTTTACCTCACTGGCGACGTATTCGGTCCAGACGGAAGCCTGATAGGTCGGGCAGAAGATATTATTTCGGCGGAAGCGGGTACAGAAAAACATCAGATTTTAGTTGGCAGTCGTGATGCAGCTAAAACGGGGAATGTGTCCGGTAGAACAATGCAAATTCATGGCCTTACGAGAAACCATCCTGGATTAAGCGTAGCACAGGCAACTGCTATTGTTGACGGAACCGCCGAAATGAACGTCACCCCGAATGGGGATGTCATTTTTACTGATGTAGTAAAAGAAACAGCGTCTGTTGTGCCACTTAACCAATCGGAGCGTCCGAAAAGCCCTACGCCTAACCAGGCTGACGATCAAGGCTTTTATTCGCGGTCTCGTTATTTAACAGGCTTTGTGAATAAGTTTCAATCTGCGACAGGCCCAGCTTTATCCTTGGTTACTGACGAGGCCGTGTTTGCAAAAGAGCAAGCAGCCACGACAGCCATTAATAATGCTATTGCCGATTTATATAGAACATTTGGCGCAAACACGCGATATCCGATGGGGGAGCAAGAGCGCATAAGAAAGGAAATTAATATTAAAGGAAGGTGGTTTGATAGTCCGGAGGCATATGATGTCCGCTTGCTGGAAATACAACACTTCGTTAATACCAAAATTGCTGAAGATTTGGTGAGTTCAAAGGATGTGTCATTGGGGCCAACAGCAAGAGCAGGCTATGGGAAATCCGTTGCTGACCTTAGGCGTTTTCATGCGCAACTCGGTTTTCCAGATTATATTGTTAAGCATTCAAAAGAGTCAGCAGTTCCAGATAAGCTTTTAATAAGAATGGATGGTACAAGTAAAGCTAGGGATGCAAACGGCAATCGTGATCCCAATATGGATCTTTCCATTGCGAATCTGTTATTTATTGATTATGAGCGTTATTCGCCATTGCTTGACAAAATCCCAGAATATTATGAGCGGTTTAAGAAGCTAGGTCTTTCGGAGGATGACATCGTAGAGGCGATCCAGCGCCAAATATACCAAGAAGGAACTACTGAGTGAGCGATAATTTAACCCTGCAGCAGCTAAGGGATATCCAAGCAGACCAACAAGTTGTCGGAAAAGATGAGACTTCTATACAACCGCTGCAAGCGTTACGGGAAAATCAGGCTGGACTAAAGGTTGGCACGGGGGGTGATAGCGGCTTACAGCAAGACATTGCTTTCCGCAACCAACCTTGGGCGGTAAGAAATATAGCTGATCCCATTAATAGGGCTGCGGTTGATCTTTATGATCTTCCAAACGTCGCTACTAATGCCGCTTTGGGAGCGATGGGTACTGATAAACGAATTACTACCGTTAAAGAGAGTCTTCAAAGCAGCGGCCTTATGGCTCCGGAAGGGCAGGAAGAAGAGGGCTTTTTTCCAAGAATGATGTATTTAACGCCGTTGGTGGTTGCCGGTGAAACCGCATTAATTCGGCATGGGGCGCGGTATGCGGCAGGAAGTTTTTCATTAATCAATGAATCTTCCGGTGCAATTATGAACGCCATTCGTACCGCAGCAAAACACACGGCTGACAAACCCCTCCAGTCCTCTGCTATTGCAGGCGTTTCGACTGCAGGGGCCGCAGGCGCACATACGGTGGCTTCTGAGCATATCGTTAGCCCAGCCTGGATTGCGGTCTGGGAAATGATTGGAGCCTTTACCGCACCAGTTGCAGCGTGGGGTTTAACCATGCCATTACTCCGAAATGTGATGGGAAAAATTTCAGAGCATGTGACCCCCTTCTTAAAGGGAGGTGCTGAAATGAGGGCGGCTAAACGCCTGCAAGAAGGAGTGGGTGACAAAGACGCGGCGCTGTCTGGGGTAGAAACTTATGGGGGGCCGATTGAAGGTGTCCCTGGTAGTAGGGGCCTGCCTGTTGGAAGAGCTTCTGATGATGAATTTTTAAGGGCCTTAGAAAACCGGTTGCTTAGCAAAGACCCAGAGATAGCTGCGGCTGCAAGTAAAGATCTTGATGCTGAAATAGATCGTATTTTTTCAGCTATGGGTAATTTTGACGGGAATACCGCAACAGTTAGGGAGTTGTTGGAGGGTCACCGTGATCATATTTTGCGCACCTTGGAGCTTAAAGCCCAACACGCAGGAAAGCAGTCAGCGGAAGACATGGAAGGATTATTCAATAATCCTGATATCGATGTTAATAATATACGCACACGGGAGATAAGTGTCGTTGCAGCTAAAAGCTTAGACGATGCGTATAAGACAGCTAGGGCAACAGAAAGAAGGATGTGGCGCGCTCTAGAAGACTCACCAACATATATGAACACGCCTGTAGAGGTTACTCATGGCACGGCTACTGTCCGAGGATTGAGGGCCGATATTGCCAAAACAGAAAAAGAAGACCTTATTCCAGATTATATTCTCAAGTGGCTTGATCCGGATGCTGTTCCGCCGGAAGTCAAAGCTCAGTTGGAAAAGGCTGGATTTCTGGATAGTGATGGAAATGTTCCGGAGGCGCTTCTTGCACAGATGATAGATGAGGGGGCGATAACCCCAGTGGAGCTTAGTTTTAGGGACGTAAGTCGCTTGAGGAGCAGGATTCTGACGGATATAAGGCATATTCGTGCGCAACCAGGGCATGACAGGAATCAGGTAAGAATCCTCAAGGAAATAGCCAATGGTAATCCGGAGACAGGCGCAAAAGGTTTGGTTGATGATCTGGACCAAGCCAATTTAGAGGGCGCTCGTACCGCTGCAGAATATTCCCGCAGATTAAATGAAATGTTCACTCAGGGCGCTGTCGGTCAATTGTTACGATTCGAGAAAACAGGGGCAAGGTCTTTTGATCCAGCTGACACTCTGAGCGCGATAGTTTTCGGGAATAAAAGAGCCACTAACATAAAGTCGCTTATCGATGCGCAGCCCAATGTGCAGCCGGAAATTGAGGATTTCATTACCGCCAAATATGTGCAGGCGGCAATGGAAAACGGAGTCATTAATCAGGGCAGGCACGATAGGTTTATAAGGCAATTGGTCAATAATGAAGTTGATCAGGTATTACCGAAGCTTATTGAAAAATTTGAGCTTGCTAAAAGATCAGCTGATGTGGCAAAGGCCATGCAGGATAACCTTGCAGCCGGTTATGTCCCCGAAAATGGCGGTAAATCTGTTGCGTCCCTTTACCTTAATGCTCCGGTGGGGCAGGAAATAGAGGGGATTTTAACAGGTGCAACGACTAATCTTTTTGCAGAAGGGGCGGCATTGCGCTCTATGATGAACGGAGATGAGTTAGCCATACAGGGCCTAAAAACTGAATACGTTGAGTATTTGCTTAAAACCGCAACTATGAATGCTGGGGTGAGAGTAACACCCAGTGGAACCACTGAGCAGGTATTTGACCTGCGCGTTGTCAATAACCTCATAAAAAACATGCATGGCAACCAAAAGTTTGAGCAAGGTCTTGGTTTCACTGCGGATGAATCCAAAAGAATACGAATAATGGCTGAAGCACTGAGAAGGGCAACAACGCCGCTAAAGGGAGAAGAACACCTTTACAGGGATATGCCAGCTGCGTTGGTGCAAGTGATGGCAAGAATATCTGGTGCCACGATGGGTGGCAGAGCAGGGTCTGGCCCAGGAACGCCACTTGTGCTTGCACATGAAGGCTCAAAACGAATGCAAAGGGTCATTTCTGGCCTGACTCAGTCAAGAGCGAGGAATCTTCTTTCGGAAGCAATGCAGGATAGGGAGCTTTTTCAGGCATTAATGGGCAAGCGCAGCGCCGCTTTACCTGAGCAAATACGCAACGCAAATATAATTGCAGGGTGGGTGCGGAAGCAAACTTCGGTTACCTTGCCGGTTCTTGCTGCGCAAAGTCAGGATATAGCAGGGGCTGGTCCAGGATGGTCAGCGAGACCCGATCAGGCACAACAAGAAGTAGCAATTAATTAAAAGGATTTAATATGGGTTGGTCCGGCGGAACTTTTAGTCGTTCACATAATTTTAGTGCGGACGCATCAGCAGGAATTCAGGCTCAGGCATCGCGATTTGATGCTGAGTTCGACAATGTAAAAACGGGGTTAGAAACCTGTGTTACGAGAGATGGGCAAAATGCAGCAAGTGGCAATCTGCCTATGGGTGGTAACAGGCATACAGGAGTTGGAGCGGCTACGAGTGCAGCTGAATATTTGAGGGCCGATCAGGCCAGCAAACAAACTGGAATCTTCGTTAAAGGCTTGGTGACGGGCCACAAGGTCAGCGCCAGTGCTACTGTCTTTCCAGCCGCGCTTGCTCACGGTCAAAGGGTGACTATCAGGCCAGACGATAACGTGGTGACCAGTGCCAGCGGCAGCGCAGGAACCTTCATCATCAACGGCTTAACCGCTCCTTTTGAGACCACCAAAAACACAATAATCCTGAAGAGCGGGAATTTTCACGATTACGTTTATAACGCATCTGCATCACCCCCACGTTGGGAAGGTTTACACGCCACAGGTATGGCAGCTGGCTCATTCAAGGGGTTGCTGGTTGGCATGACGGCTACAACGACATGCGAGGTTAACTGGATACTAGATGGAAGCATTGTAACGATGGGAATCGGTAACACCGCATGCACAGGAACTTCCAATACTACGACTTTTGGATTAGATGGTATTCCGACACAAATTTACGCACAGGATGATGTTTCAGGGGCTTGCCTTGTGCATGACAACGGGGCTGACAAGCTTGGTTATTTTGAACTCGATAGCGTGACTGATCCAGGTACGATCTACTTTAAACTTTACAGCGGTGCCTTCACCTCCAGTGGGACAAAAGGGTTTCCCAACGGATGGACGATCAGCTATCCATATGATATTAGCGACACCAGCAACAACAGAAGAAATCCATTGTGACTAGTACGCATGCACAAGGAGGTGCAGCGATTAGCGCAACGCTTGCTGCCAGCACTTATCTGGGTCCTGTTAACGATTTATTGCAGCTTGTCCTTACTATCGTAGGAATCATTTCCGGAATGATGGCTATTCGGTTCTACATGAAGAAAAATAAAAATGAGCCTTCGCAATGACCAAGAGGTCTTTGCGAGCTTAATCCCGCGTTTAATCGATTTCATTTTTACAAACGGTTACACCTGCACGGTTGGTGATGCTTATCGCTCACCTGATGTGCAGTACGGGCATGCAAGTTCATTGCATCGCAAGCGGCTGGCAATAGACCTTAATTTATTCAAAGACGGCAAGTATTTGACAGACAGCGAAGATTATCGCTTTGCAGGGGAATACTGGCTAACACTTAACGACAATTGCACTTGGGGCGGAAGTGCAGACGGTAATCATTTTTCCGCTTTTGCTAGTAAATATCAAATGGAGTTTTGAGATGGAGCATCGAATGATTGATGAGATTAAAGACTGCTGGGAAGAGTTCCCCATGGCGGTCAAATGGATACTGGGCGCAGGATTGTTTTTCGGCATGATTTTCGGGGCGGCGATTGCCTAACCAAATGGTGCTTGGAAAGCGAATACCCGTTGGGGTTGCCTGTACCGGCGCGATCACCTTTGCTGGCGATATATGGAATGTGACCCATCCGGAAATGGCGCTGTCGGTTGCTGCTTGGGGTGGTCTTGCAGCCTGCCTCACAGCCTGCCTGCAGGTTGCCGTCGTAAATATTGGGGGAGTCACAAATGCAGATAAAAATTGCTGTGGGCAATGCAAGTGATGCTTAAAACCAAATTACTCGCATTTGGCGCTGCCCTGGTTGCTATGCTTTTAACTGTAATTAAATTCTTAACAGTTCGTAATAAGCAATTGAAACATAAAGCGAAAGTTACAGAAAAAGCACTCACTTTAGAACGGGATAAGGTTAAAAATGATAACGAAATTGACCAAGATTATTCCCACAGGGCTGCGGAGGCGAGAAAGGATATTCGCAACAAACGCATTCCTGCTCATCTGCGTAACCCTCGCAACTAGTTGTAGCAACACTCCACACTTTGCACTGGGCTTGCCCTCGTGCGTAACGCCGATTCCGGTGACAGAGGAAATTTGGAATGACCTCGCTTTGCTTCAGGAAACGATGTCAAACAATCAGCTTGTCGATCAGCAATGCATTGAGAAGCTGCGCAGCCGCATTGCGCTGCACGATGAAACCACAGGATAACGAATGCCGCACTACTGGAAGCAAGCAATCAGAACTGCATTTGCATTCACGGCGCTCATTATTATGGCGCTTTCCGTGCGACACATCAGCTTTCGCGAGGGATTTGAAAAAGGATACGAACAAAGGGAAATGATCTCTGTAAGCCAGGTGAAAGAGGCTTATCGAATTGGCTTTGCAAATGGAATGCAAAGATGCCGGAAGACGGTAACTCCGGTAGTAGCACAAAGGGAGAGTTGGTTTGAAGATTCTATTGTTGGACATCGAGACAGCGCCTTGTACTGTTTACACATGGGGACTCTGGAACCAGAATATTAATCCAGGCAACATCATAGAGCAGGGCTACACAATGTGCTGGGCGGCTAAATGGCTGGGTGAGAAAAAAGTAAAATTCTCGTCAATCCATCAGGCCACACGCGCAGACATGATCGATGAGATTTATGATTTGCTGGAAGAAGCAGATGCTGTCGTACACTGGAACGGAACCAAGTTTGATATTCCTACATTAAACAGCGAGTTTCTCGCGGATCGGCTCGATCCTCCTAGTAGCTATGCGGAAATCGATCTACTCAAAACTGCCAGACAGCGGTTTCGCTTACCAAGCAATAAATTAGACTACGTTGCGCGCTACTTGGAAATGGATGGGAAAATCAAACATATGGGAATGCAGTTGTGGCACGACTGCATGGCGAACGATAAAAAAGCATGGCGATTAATGAAGAGGTACAACAAACGGGATGTGACGCTCTTAGAGGACATCTACCACGTTTTACTCCCATGGATAAGAAATCACCCCAACATGGGGCATTTTGTGGATACAAGCGATATCAGCTGCGCTAAGTGCGGCTCAAAAGAGGTAATTAAAAATGGGAGAGAAATCAGGACAATCGTCCCCTACCAGCGATATAAATGTATCGACTGCGGAAGCCCCCTCAAAGGGCGGTTGGCAATTGCTGGACACAGACCAACAACAAGAGCGGCCTGATGAATACCAGGTGGGGGGAGATCACTATTCAAACATGAGTATCGGTGTGTCTGAATTTCTGGTAGCCAATGACATTGGTTGGCTGGAAGGAAACGCCATAAAATATCTTTGCCGACATTCAAAAGTCGAAAAAGGCAAGGAGCAGGACATCAAAAAAGCCATCCATTACTGCGAGCTTATCTTGCAATGGCAATATGAGGTGACCGACAATGCGAGTAACGAAAATTGAGCAAATTGAGGCATTAGTAAAGAGTCTCTATAGTTTGGTTGAAACGAGGGAGAAAGAAATTTCTAAGTTGAAGGTAGAACAGCGCGTCCTGCTGGCTCAGTTAAAAGCCGCACAGAACGCGCAAGTCGTAGACTACGGTTGCGAATCGGTTCTGTTAAAAAGGGCGTAATTACCCTGTTGTTAAAAGTGTAGTACAACTTTAGTTCTTTCTTCAGACTTATCAAAAACTTAGCTTAAAGTGACTTCTACGATGGAATGCAATCTAAGCCGTGCGCCGCATACCTATGCGAATTGTTACACGGCCTTATAAAGTATAATCCTCACATCCGCAGAAAAGTTAGCTTCTTTCGATTCGTCAATTTCTCAACTTTGCTTTCAAGCAGATAAACATCTTGTTGGGTGTAATTATTCCAGATGTCTGTCCCGTGATGACCAGCTAAAGCATCGGTGATTCTTTTTTCATATACCCCATGCGCAGCCAGCCTTGAAATGAAAGTATGGCGCAGATTGTGAATCCCTGTCCTCTGCCATTCGCCGGACGGTAGTCCTGCGTTTTTCCAGCATGCCGAAAACAGTTTCCATGTTTTCCCAAGCTTCCCGCCCCTGTTGCTTGCGCACCTGCTCGGAAAAATGTAACGACTGCCATTGTTTCTTTCGTAATCGACTGCTTCCTTTGCAAGCGAGTTCAGGATGACAGCCCTTGGCTTTACAACCTCCTTGGACTTCCCATATGCGATTATCACATAAGTCGAGTATGGATCGTGAAATTCTCGGATATCGGTCCATTTCATGCCGGTGACCTCCTGTTCACGCACCCCCGCGTTAATCGCAAATTTGCAGAGACCCTTGCGCCAGTGTTCAGGCAGGGCAGCAAAAAGTTGGTCTTCCTCTTCATATGTCAGTGCAATCGATTGTTTTTTCATTCCCCTAGGTCGCTCAAAATATGGTGTCTGAGGAATCCAGCGCCAATGCTTGCTCGCTCGATTCATTACTGCCGCTAGGTATCCCACGCGTTGGTTCACAGTTCCTGCCGTGCGTTGACCTTTACCATCATCAAATAAGCCGCGCCCTTGCAGGTAGTCGCTTCTCCATTCGGAGATAGCACCATCGTCAACTTCAATGATGGGCATATCGCCAAAATAATGGCACATACCCGCCAAAATATTTGCGACAGCATCTGCATCTTTGCCTGTAAACTCATCCAGATATCGTTGCGCCGCCTCGCCAAAGGGGCGCATTGCATCTCTTTCCATTTTTTTAAAGATCGATATTGATTGGTTCATTTTGATAAACTCCTGAACCAATTCGCACTACCATCCTGCTCTTTTTGCTGATTTTTTTCAATCACTTCTAGTTTTTCCTTTACCTGTATTAGCGTTCCTTTGATGTTAATAAAGGTCCGCCAATAGTCATCCGACTTGGTGTCATCTTCTACCTGGTTGTCTTTATATTTAGCCATGTCTGCTTTCGCAGCACTGAGCGTCACCCGCGCTTTTATCTCTCGCCAGTGCGGGTTGTTTTGATGTTTTTTAACAAACAAACGCTCTGCATGATCCACCAAAAGACGAACCTCATCTGAGAAATTCATTTTTTTTGTCATGTTGAAATCTCCAGATTTGAGGAGCGTCGAATCCAGACGCTGTCTTCCTGTTTGGTGGTTAGGCTTCCGGTTTTAAGGATTTGCCGCTGGTAGGGCGCGAAGATGCCGCCTGCTTTCGTGGAGCAACTCCAGATGTCGATTCTGCGGCTAACTTCAATATCCTCAAGTATCTCGTGTGCCGCTGATGCGAGAGGGCGCTGACGGGCCTGTAGTTGCACCTCATAGCCATTTAGATATAGCAGCATGAGGGCTACCGAGACCTGTTCGTTTCTTATTGCTTCCGTGTGTTGCAAAACGCGAGGGGTGGCACTTCCCTGTGCCACAAGCGATGTCATATCCATCAGAATGGAATATCTTCATCCTCTTCTTCTTCTTCGGTGATAGGCGCTACGAGAAAACCACTTTTCCCAAAAGACTCGTAATATTTGACTGTGATCATCAGCTTTTGACCGATCCACTCGTCACTCTCTTTGCCAAACGCACGAATTATCTCTTTCGTATTCGTGGGATTCAGCACCAGTTTTTTGTCTTTACCTTTAAATGCAAGTGCTGGCTTTATCTCTTCACCGTCATCGGTGTCAAATGCAACCATTTCGACTGCGGAAATTCGAACATCAAATCTCTTGCCAGTAAAATCATCCGCTTTCAAATATTGGCCTTCCTTGCCTGCGTATTGCGTCATATCCACTAATCTTCACTCCCATAAAAAAACTTATAGTTTGGTTTGAGGAGGTCTATTTCTGTTTGGATTGCGTGTGCGCAGTTGATTTCCTGAGCGTTCCTGAATGTGTCCCGAAAATCGAAAAGGTCTACTTCGTCCGGCCCTGCGCATTTGGAGAAGAAGCGAACCAGGTACTGATCTGGAATTGTCTCGAGTAGCTCTACGACATCCACCTGATCGTAGTTTTCGCTAATCCATAGTTCCGATGCCTTTTGCCGCTCGCGCAAACTAAAGTCATGCATAAAGTCATCGCAATGCTCTGCGAGCTTATGTTCAATTAGCTCTTTGAGAGTCAAACAGAAATTCTCCTAAAGCGTTAGTATAACTTTAGGAATGAAGAGAATCTAGTGTTGATTTAAGGAATATTAAGCTTTTAAAATATTCTGAACCCATTCTTTTTCTTTCTTACGAGCGAATACGGTTTTAAACCGATTCTTGTGGGTCGGATGGTCAGTTTGATTTCGGCGCAAAAAATCCAGCGTCGTGTTTACACCGCTCGCTTCCATCTTTGCAATCTGTTTCTCGTGCCGTTTAGTTTCCTCGTGCAAAAAATTGTGCCGCCTGCTGGCGGTGATACCGTTCGCTGTAATGCAAGTGTTAATGTAAAAATCGGCAACCGCATGTATGAATTTCGACGTTACGCTAAAATATTTCCGCCGCTTGTCAGTTCGTTTGGGTCCTTCGGAACAGCATCCGGTGGCTTTTTTTATCATTCCAGCGTCTTGCAACTCCGCGAAACAACGATCCATGTAACTGCGGTGCCATGAGTGATCAGGCCATCTGCGTTTCATACCATCCAGGGCATCGATGGCGGTAAACCGCCCCTCTGGCTCATTATCGCCAACCACCCTGTTTTTCAAGCTCTCTAGGGCGTAATAGTGTAGAAATCCCATGACCATGAACTTTTTAAAGGAAATGTCTCCGTAAGTTTCAAAGCTCCACTCTATCGTACATTTAATTGAAAGGGACATTGAATCAATGTTCCACACATGATCTTCCATTTGCGCAAGCGTTTTTAATTTAGCCCCTATCGTAGGCACTATTTTTTCCCTAAGTTGTTGTTACTTTCATTTTTTTCCGCAAATTGGTCAGCACCGTGAATACTAATTTTAAAGCAATTTGTATCTTGAATACGATTTTCGTATATTCGGGCCATATTCAATAATCTATAATAATAAAGTAACACTCTACATGCAAATCACGGCCATTCATGTTCATTTCGCTTGTTCCTGCCCAAGCAACAATATAAGTAGATTCGTTAAAAATCGGTTAACCTGAAAAGAAAGAAAGTTATGCTAAGCCCCCTAAGCAAATGTCAAATGAACGAAAATAACTTCTTTCGCAAAATAACAATTGCCAGTGAGGAAAACAAAATTCCTAAGCAGGTGCTTTTAATGTGCATAATGCTGAGCAACGAACAAGAAACCATTGACTGGCTGCACGAAATAGGTTTGGGAGAATTGCTGGCAAAGCGAGAAGAGTTAATTAGCCTGATGGGCAGCTGGCCCCTTTTTACTCAGACTCCACAATTTTTAGAATAATTTCGAGCCGCTCATCCGACAGGTTGGGCAGGGCATCCAGAATTCTTTCAGCTTCCGGTGACAAATTTTCGCTAGGGCGCTTCGGGCCTTTTCCGGTCCATAACCATTCAAGCGAATATCCGCTTAGCTCTGCTATCGATTGCATCTTTTCCATGTCGGGAAGATAGCGTCCACTTTTCCATCCGCCGATGGAGGCAGCCGTGATCCCAAGCTTGTCTGCCAGACCCTTTTTTGACCCGTGTCCCTTTAGACCCATCGCTGCCATTGCGTCTTCAATGCGCAACCAGCGCTCTGCGGCCTGATCCCGACGCGCTTCTTTGGTTTTGGCTTTTGCCTGGTGGTGCTTACGAAGCACCTCGGATTTGTATTTATTTTGATTCATAAGACAGAAATCGCTTGATAATACCGTTAGTATAACTATAATTTGTCATATGGATTTTAGTCGTTTACCTAATGTTCGGTTGTTAAAAGTGTTCCATTTTCACTGCCTCTTTTCTCTTAAAAAGGAAGGGAGGCAGTTTTTTTTACGCCTGCAAAAATGAATCTACACTACATTCAAGGCCACATGCAAATGTTTGAAACATAAAATGAAATGGTTTAAGCATCCCAGCGACGCGAATATGAACTACAAGCTTCGGAAAATGAAGCTGAAATATGGCATGGAGGGGTACGGCCTGTATTGGCATTGCCTTGAGCTTATAGCCGCTGGCGTAGACAAAGACAACATCACTTTTGTACTAGAACATGACTCGGAAATCATTGCACACGACACAGGGCTGCATATAGAGCGCGTCGAGGAAATGATTGTATACATGGAAAAGACAGGGCTTTTCAGCATTGAAAACGGCAAAGTGGTGTGCATCAGCATGGCAAAAATGGTTGATGAATATATTAACAAAATACTGCGGGACCCCAAGGTTATAAAGGCTGTCCTGACACACTCCGGACACTCTCCGGACAAAGTCCCTCCTAAGAGAAGAGAACAGAAAAGAAAAAAACAGATTAAAAAGAAGAGGGGCGCTAAACGCGCACCACAGGATTTCCAAGTGACGATCCAGATGTACGGATGGGCCGAAGAAGAACTTGGCATGGCAGCAACCGTGGTGGACCAGCATACCAAGGAATTTAAGGACCACGAGTTCAAGGATGCGAAAACCGCTTGGGAGAGTGCCTGGAGAAATTGGCTGCGGCGTTCATCCAGATTTGCTCCAAAGCGTTTGAATCAAAGTACAGACAGTTATCACGCAGAACTGGAGAGACAGCTTGGCGGTGATTAACGATGTAGCTAACCTTTTCAAGAGCATGCGGATCGCATACGGGGCGCAGTGGAAGCATGGCTCAGACGCAATAGGTGTCTGGCTGGGTGCGTTGCAGAAATTCAGTGCAGACGAAATTCTGAATGGTGCAAACGAATGCATGGCGCTTTTTATCGACTATCCGCCGACGCTGCCGCAATTTCTCAAAATCATGGAGCCGTTGACAAGGCCGAATACTTATCTTCCTCCACGGAAAACCACTCAGCGTGAACGTCAAGTAAATCTCGCATTCAATCAGGCAATGAATACTTTCGGAGGCGTGGACAGCTTGACCCTTAAAAAAATGCTGGAGAAAAAGGCAGAGATGCTTGATGCGAAGAATGACGAATTTAACAAGCTGCCGGTGGAAAAATTTGCCACTGAAGCGACAGCACAAATGAGGGTGATTGCCAGCAAATACGACAAACAAAAATGCAGTAGGGAAGCGGCAATTGCCAGAGAAAAATTTATAGTACGCCAGGGAATGCAGCGACGGTGAGTGACTTCGTGTGGGTGCTGAACCATAGCCAGAAAAAGAGCGTGATTGCCCTTTTGCGAGCAACTGAGATGCCGTACAAGGTCACCGTTTCAAGGGGCGGGTCGCGCAGTAATCGACAAAACCAATACCTATGGGGTGTGGTTTATCCAACCATCATTCGTGATGGTGGAGAGGCAATGCGCGGTTGGGAAAACAAGGATTTACATGAATATTTCCTTGGGCAGCATTTTGGGTGGCGGCACTACGATCTTTTTGGAATGAAAAAGCAGAAGCCAGAACGGCGTTCCAGCATTCTTTCGACAACAGAGTTCTCAGAATTTGTTGATTTTATCCAGCGAGCGATGGCAGAGATCGGGATATTTATACCCGATCCGGAGGAGCAGTAATGGCGAGGAAAAAAAGTTTGCGCAAGCTTGCAAAGGGACAGGAGTGCCTTGTGAGGATTCCAGGTTATTGTAATCACAATCCGGAAACCACGGTGCTGTGTCATATCAGGCGGGGCGGTGTTGCAGGCATAGGGCAGAAGCCGGTTGATTTGTCAGCAGTCATTGCCTGCTCGCATTGCCATGACGTTATCGACGGTAGGGTGCCTTATCCCTTGGAAAATAAAGACACCTTTGTGCTAGAGGGAATGTGCAGAACGGTTACCTTTTTTGCCAAGCATTTGAATGTGGGTTAAATGAAAAATACCAAGGAATGGTTTCCAAAAATTCTGGAGCTTGCAGGTACGATGCCTGATGCTCGGGTTGCCAAGATTACAGGCGTACCGGCATCGAGGGTGTATAGGATTCGCACAGAT